CTTGTGCCTGATTTTAATGGCATATCACATCCTCAATCTATTTTTTAATTCTTGTAACTTATCATAAGCTTGCTTTTGTCCAGTTGGGCTGAAATCTCCTTGAGTTGAATATGGAGCAGTTCCCACACCAGAAGGCTGATAGTAAGGTGAGCGTCTATTTGAATCAATCTTTTCTTGAATAGATGGTTGCTTAGTCTCTGGCTTATGCAATCCCAATGCTTTAATATTCTTATAGACAAGTTTCTGTCTTTCAAAACTCTCAGGCATCTCCAAAATGGTTTCTGCCAGTTCAGGATCCTTTTGGGCAAATTTCTCAGCATTTTGCATGACATCATAAAAATCCGGATTGTTTCTCATCCAATTTTGTTTTCTTTCTTCATACAGAGCACTTTGAACAGCATTTTTAATCTCTGTTTGAGTTTCTTGTTTATTTTTCTCGCCAAATCTAGCAAGTTTTTTATCTAGTTTTTTATGATCGACATATGGTTCATCATCATGCTCATCGTCTTGTGCTCTAGATCTTTCTTGTACAATTCTTTCAGCCTCTAAACGAGCCTGTCTTTCTTCACCAAGTTGTTTTTCATATTTAGCCTGCAATGCTCTAAAATTTAGCTCTTTGTCGCTGGCTTTAGCCTGTGAAGTATTTTCTTGAGATTGATTATCAGTTGGAATTGTCATATAATATCCTTTGCCCATTACGCAGGACTGCGGTTGGATGTAAGTTCATTAAACTAAATCATTTATATTAGAGCAAGTAATTATCATAATATTTTATGATTATTTCTTGGGGTTTAGCAGGTGGTCTGCTAGGATGTGAAGAGTAGCCACATCCTAGACCCCATTTTAGATCATTTTGTTGATATCACCGAAATGGTTTAAGAAATGATATGAAACATATTGCTGACATCAGGAAATTGGTTTAAATTATATTGTGAATCAGGTTACCGGCATCGGGAAACCGTTATGAATATTAGAGAAAAGACATTCTATTGTATGGCATGGGAGAAGCGTTCAGTTGTCCGGAATCTCCGGAAGACTGGTTATACGATAATTTCTATCGAGTATGTGACTAAGGGTAAGGTTGTAATTGTGGCTAGGGAAAGGTTTAGATGGAATGGATAAAAATAAAAGATCGTGAAAATCCTAAGTTAGAAGTTCCGTTAGATAGGGTATTTTTTGCAATTTGGAAGGGAAATTTTTGTATCGTTGAATACGATGAAGAAAAATCACTTTTTTACATAAGTATGCATCCTGCAACATATGACACAAGAGATCCACTACCTTCTTATTCGGAAAATAAGTTTCATTATTTTTTTGTTCCTGAATATCCAAAAGATTATTAGTGCCGAACACACTTAAAGTTGTGATTGTTGCTAGTGAGAGATTTAGATGGTAATAATTTTATGGAAGCTTCATTTGATAATCCTCGACAAAGTCCATTATTAGATAGGAGATTGACACAAGTTACGGCAGAACTTCCAGAATATCAAGGTAAGAAGATACTGCATTGCAAAGAGGATAATTTGCAAGATACTCAGCTAAGAGTTACGAGATTAGGATATATTATTGTTGAGACTAAGCACTTTATCGATAGCAATGTTTACATCATAGCCGAGAGACCAAAACCTAAAAAGATATAAAGCTTAGTGCTGAACACACTTAAAAAAGAGAGATTCAAATGTTAAATTGGATATCTGTTAAAGAAAAAGTTCCAAAACCTAATGAATATGTAAGAGTGAAATCAGATAATTTATGGATTGGAAAAGGCATATTTAAAGATAGAAAATTCGTTTACAGTTCGATAAAAGGAGCTTGTTTTGGTGACCCGACTCATTGGATGCCAATTGATAGTGCTGAACACACTTAAAAATGTTCCGTTACTCTTGGCGAAGCAGAGACGATTAGCTCCTAGGTAAGCTAAGGTAGGCGGCCAAGATTCCCATAAACGTCGGCCCGTGTTGGGTAACATTGCACGTGATAAGGTTGTTATAGGCAGCATGCAGCCTGGTAGCTCCTAAGCATGTGTTTTGTACTACAAAGATATAGTATATACTACAAAGATATAGTATATACTGCGAAAATTACGAGAGATTACGAAAGGATTTACGAAAGATGGATGAAAGCGTTATCAAATGGCATGAAGAATTGAGAGAGATGAAGAAAATATCACCGATATTGATGCAGAGAAAGACTGGGCAAACGTACGAGATTTCGGTACAGTTGAGTTCATTGATTAACATGCTTAGACATATGGAAGCGAGAGTGTTGGCGAGGGAGTTTGAAGGATATGGGCATTAGCGAGAAGCAGCTTAAAAAGATAACTTGTACTATGCTCTTAGATTTTTGCAATATGGTCGTAAAACACGAAATGAATTTGCCAGATTTTACTGTTGCAGCCGTGAAAGATTATTGCGATAATTGGGTAAAACTGAATGTGAATATCAAGGAATTTGATAATGGCTGAGAAAGAAGTATGTTCATACTGCAAAAGAGAGATGGATGCGCACATACATTGGGAAGATTACGAGATAGAAGACTGGAAGATAACTTTGCCTTGTCATTTGCATTGTGCGATTGAGAAAATGGTTTATGATGCGATTAGGGAAGTTGTGGGAGATTAAAAGAATGATTCGTATTGCAAATAAAATCTGTTTGTGCGAAGTGAACTTCAAACATTAACATAGCGTTAATTATCAGACGTGGATTATGAAATCGTTCAAGTTAAGCAAAAAAGACTACATCAAGAGAAAAGGGCGCATAAACATTCGAACGGATGATGGTCCTCATAATTATCGAACATGGCTAGGGAAGAAAAGAGGGATGCATTTAGATGGGAAAGAATGATAAATACATATGTTTAAAGTGTGGAGAAGAAGAATTTGCACAACCCCCGCATTGTAAGTGCGAAAGAAAACGTGAAAAAGAAGATAAGCTATGGATAGATGCATTATCTGATTGGATACAGAAACATTTGGACTCCACTCCAACCAACTAGCCCAAAACATGGAATGCACTCCATACTTGGATCAACTTGAACATGGCACAAATATGAAACAAAACCCGATGATTTGCCAGGCTGGCTCATCGGAAGCCTTTAAAGAATCCTCACGTGAGTGAAGAATGTACATATACTAATGCATTTGTATAAAAAAAGGTAAATTTTAAACATGACGAAGCGAGAAAGACTTGAGGACCTAGGAATAATTTCCGAAAAGCTACGACATATCCTAGAAGATAACGAATCTCTTTTTGACGAATGCACTTCGAAACATACTATTGATGCTTTTGTTGAGAAATATAAAGATCCGGAACAACTTGAAGAACTGCATGATTGGATCAGATTCCTTGAAGAAAAACTATGGGATGCTTACGCTTTAGCTAAAGGTGATGAGGAGGAATAACCATGGCACAACCACCAAACATAATCTACGTACCTTATATTCCAATTGCATTTGTCTATTATGATCCACAACAAGAACAGCCCATACAAGCTCCAGAACAGGAAGAAGAACTTATCGAAGAAAAAGTAAATTACAATGATGAACTCAACAAATTTCTCAAAAGAGAAGAAGAACAGATGAAGAGAGACTACAAGAGAAAGCTTTTCAAGACTGTTCTACAGGGTGAAGTTTATGGAAATAAAAAATGAAATTGATGATTATTGTAAAAATTGTTACCTGGAATACGCACTTATAAATAAAGAAACGAAATATTGCGAAGAATGCAAACCTCTTAAAATGATCAAAGTCAAAGTTATCTCAAAGAAAAAAGGTGAAGCCCATGAATACTGAAATCACAGCTTTCCATCCGGGTGAAATGCATGGACAACCGGTCTCAGTAGAAGGGCATACCACAAAACGTTATTTAACAGGTCTTGACGGATGGTTCGATGCTAAGTTTCGATTACCTGACACAAATCGTTATGTAACCTGCTGGAATGGACACAAAATGGTCAAATGCCTCTACAACGTGGAACAAGACAAATGGTATGACTGGCAGGCTAAAGAACATAAAGTTTATATGTGGTGCAATTGGGAATGAATGGAATTTGCTATATTTGTGATAAATCACTTCATAGATTTATGACTACACCAATATTAGAATTACCAGATGGTAGACTTGAGCAATGTTGCGAAGAATGTGCAGATCGGGAATTTCCAAATTGGAATGATGAAGAGCTTGAATAACACCCAAGTTTTACCCAATTCATACCTAAATTCGTGAATAACCCTATATAACTAGGTATAACTTGCAAGCATCTTCAGATCCAATACAAGTCACACTTGTTAGCACTGTTCCAACAAGCATGATGGAAACAGAAATCATACGGTTGAATAAAAAAGGATTCACGGTGGTTTCGTCTGAAATTCTGGATGATAAAATAAAACTTGTATCTATCAATAATTTTATGGGGAAATATGAAAGTAAATATTCTTGAAGCCCATGATAGACTGAAATATTTAATTAAAGATCAGTCCAAGACTATATTTGAAGGGGCAGAAGAGTGCCTAAAGAAAAATCCAGATTCATTGTTTTATCAATCTAGATGCCCCTATGTTTATATCTTTGCACATCCTAGGACTGATGATGAAGGAAGAGGTCATAAGAGAATGTTGTGGCAACCAAGATTGTTGAAACCGGCTCCTCAGACAAATAGCTATTTATTTAGAGCAAAGTCTCATAGTGATTTGGTGGAAACAATTTGGTTATTGCCTCCTGAAGAATTGTGGAAGCAATATAGAGATGGAAATGTAGTCGAGAATTCTGATATTCTATGCTCGATTGATAATTACTTGTATGCTAGAAAACAATTGGGAGCGCCACATCCAGAAGATCTTCAAGAAGAAAGATGCAAGGAAATATTGAAGGAACTTATTGCCAATAAGAGATATGACAATATGATGAAAAAAACCTATGACATTAAGCCAGGTTCTTCGGAGGGGTTTTTAATGCCTTAGGTTTTACTGGCATTGTAATTTGATCGTCCCTAATCGAACCAATCTTACCAGTGAATCCAGTTCCATAATAGTCACCCATTCCCATTTTAGTTTGGCTAGTGTGAGCTTGTTTAGTCTTGGATTTAGGTAGTTTCATCCTTCATCATCATCTTGAAGTGTATTCATTCTGGTTCTTGGAAGTGCTGCAACAACTGATTTTGGATTATCTTTATGTCCGATTGGTTGTGCATGACCTACACCATAATGTGTGCCGGCATTGATGAAATTAGATGATCTCTGATCATATTGAGGACATCTAAAATCCCAAGGAGATTTTACGCCATCTTCTGGCTGACATTCTTTGTTCTGTTCTTTAATACGAATAGGATCTTCGAACCCATCTTTAGTATTCTTAAGAGTAGAACGGTTTTTTTCTGCAGCAGTATTTTTATATGACTGTACTGTCTTGGTACTTTTCATAATGCCTCAAGTTAAAATAGGGTGATCGGAATCAACCCTAAACAATTTAATGAAAGAAACCAGGCTTCATTGGATGGCCTTTAACTTTCTTCTTGCTCATCTCTTGAACGCTCTTAATAGCTTCTGTAGTATCTTCATACTTAGAAACTTCTCCAGCGCCTTCTGCTGATGAATAATCTTTAGTCTTGTGTGGCCCATCAGGAAATACTGAATCTTTCCCTTTAGCGCCGGCCCAAAACGAATGATCATCAATGCGTTGACCTGACATATAAACCTCTTTGTAACACGTTGTGTTTTATCTCTTTATATCAACTTCTTTACTTATTTCACAGCAAATTTATTGCATTCCTTGCATTTGAGGTTGCTGTTGCGTAGGCTGGCTTGCCATCAACTGCTCTACGAATTTTTTTGAAGCTTCTGTTCTTTCAACATTCTGTCTTGAAATCTTTTCCGTTTCTTCTTCGTCATATTTTATTGATTCAAGATTATTGGATTTAAGGAATGTCTCAACTTCACCAAACTTCTGGATCGTTTCGAGCAATTGCACAAGTGCAGCCATCTTCTCTTTTGTAGCCAATGCATGGTTCTTACTAATCATGCTCATGCGCTCTTCAAATAACCCTACATTGCTCTCTGCGCGAGCGTCTCTCTCTCTTGCCTGAGATAATTGGTTATGAATTTTCGCCATGAGCTCTTTCATTTTCATCTCTTCAACTGTATGCTGGATATTCATAGCTTCTGCTTGTGCAGCTTGTTGTTGTTGCTCTTGTTGCTGTAGATATGGAACAATCTCTCCCTTACCAGTGATATTAAGTTTAGGTATAATCATCGAAGGAGGAAATACTTCCCTTCCAAATGCCTGGTTCATATCCATCATTTGTTGAGCTTGCAGGTTCTGCTGAGTTGGTGTCAAATCTGATTCTTCAACTAAACATTGGAATTTTGAGAATATCTTCGAGTAAAAGTAAGGACTTGGTTCTTCACCAATAAGTAATTTAACTTTCTCTGCATTCCAATTGTTCTGGACAATCTGAAGGAGTCTTTCACCAAGCAATTTATCGCTGAAGTCCCATTGATCGAAGTATTTCTGAAATACCATTAGGTTTGCCGCCTGCTTCAACATCATTGTGAGCGATGATATTTGCTTATCTGATTGTCCAGACCAGTTCTCTAGCTGAATTCCTGATGTTTGGAATATGAGATCGGACATTTGTTGAGCTAATGCTAAGTCTGATTCTGGAACGGCAGTTGGCAATATCTTTTCAACATCAGTCATTTCATAGCCATCATTAATAATGACGTCCCATCCTTGACCGGATTTCTTTAGATTATCTTCATTAGCTACAGCCCCGATCTTTCTTTTCCAACCGGCGTTGATCGTAGCCGCTTGAATATCATTGTTAGTAATGACCTTGTGATTAAAAAGAAACTGAGGATCACGCATAGTACGAATAAGGCTGCGTACGCGAAGATCATAATGATTAATATGAGGCTCATAGTTCCAAAAGTAAGGAATAAATGGGCAACTGTCAAAACCAAGCGGATTATCTCCTTGAAACATAAGCTGATCATTTAATACAACAGCCAGCTTCCAGCAAGGGCAATCCACTGTAACAGCCTCAAGATCAGGTATGCTATACAATATTTGCTCAAGGTTCTCCTCTCCTCCTGAAAAATCGAAGAACTGATTCCTAGACTTACTATAGAGACGTTTCTTCTTCCTTTTCCACTTATACCAAACATATGACAACACTAGCAAATCGTTTCTAGCCATGTTGTAATTTTCTGGCAAAAAGTAAAAAGAACCATAACGTTGAGGTGTACCTGCCATGGGAACAATTGCATTAACCTTATCAGGAAATCTGTCCTCTGCTTCTTTCTTCGAGATATATTCCTGACACCATACAAATTGTGCGTCTGACATGTCTGGAGATCTAAAATAGGGATCAACGAGGAAAGAGTTGTATTCCCATATTTTAACTTTAAGTTCCCCTTGTGCCTGATCTCCATCTGGTGAGGTAAAATCAAGGTATGGTTGGATAAGACACATTCCAGCCACTGCAGCCAGTTCCTTGGCTTTAGACTTGAGATCATGTATACAACCTCGATTTGATTCGTGGGTGATTATCTTGGTGTATTGATCAGTTGTTTGAGGGTCTGAACCTTCAGTTGGAATATAGGTGAAGTTCTTTCGATGTTGCCTTTCGTAACCTGTTAGCATGTTGATAGGCTGTTGCACTAGATTGAAGTAGTATTGCTGGTAAGATGAGGTTGGAGAAAAATTAAAGTGCCTATTAACGAAAGTCTGTGCCCCGGCATAAAACATTGTGTCTATGTTGGATTGATTCCATCGAGATTGTTCGATTGGCTGAAACTTGGAATAAAGATTATCTAACCATTGCCGAACATTGCCTTGAGATGGTTCCAGGGCGTTATTCCAGGGCGGAAAATAGAAAGTCACAAGCCTCCTAAGGCGTAAATGGCTTATTGACAGCAGGATACAACAAAGAAATTATTATGACAAGCAAGTGATTTACATTTAAATACAATCCCTTTATCATATTCAAATATGAAACTCAACGAGGGATTATGGAATTAAGGCAATACCAAAAAAATGCACTATGGGAAATCGAGCATACCTTTAAAACATGCAATCGACAATATATCGAAATGCCCACAGGTTCGGGCAAAACATTTACCTTCTTCAACTATGCTAAGAAGATAGATGGGAATATACTCATAGTTGTGCCAAGCGTTGAGCTACTTAATCAAGTTTATGAAAATTCATTGCTTTTCTATCACCCTTTATATGTGTCTAGAAAAGGTAATAGATTTGATGAAGAGGTTAAGAAAGTTCATATTGTTATCATAAACAGCTGTAATAAAAAATATGTCGATTATCTGTCAAAATTAAAATTTGAGTTAATGATAATTGATGAAGCACACCATAGTTACTCACCATCCTATCAAAGACTCATAAATTCTGTAAATCAATGCAAAATATTAGGTGTAACGGCAACGCCTGATAGACTTGATGGGAAATTTATCGATGAAATTCTTCAAAAAAAGTCTTTTTCTATATCTATACAAGAGCTTATTCAAAATAAATTCTTATGCGACATAGAGGGATATTCGATCAAAACCAAAATTGATATAAGCGATATCGATGACCATAATGGAGATTTTAGCCTATCTCAATTATTTAAAAAACTTGCTACCGAAGAAAGAAACAATATGATCGTCGATATCTTTAAGAAGGAGATGAAGGACAGAAAGACACTGATATTTTGTATCAATGTTCAACATAGCAAGCAGATTGAAAAATTATTGAACGATGCAGGGATAATAGCTCGTCATATTGATGGAAAAATGAATCGTATTCAAAGATCTACGATAATATCAGCTTTCAAGAAAGGACAAGTTCAAGTAATCACAAATTGTCAAGTTCTTACCGAGGGTTTTGATGAACCTAGCATAGATGGAATTATGCTTGCACGCCCAACAAAAAGTCGTGGGCTATTTACTCAAATGATAGGACGTGGACTTAGGATATCTCCACAAAAACTAAATTGTAAAATCATTGATGTTGTTGATAATCATAAAAGATTGGCGAATTACACATGCTTAATGACTGATAATGAATATATAGAAAGAATAGATAATTTCGATTGTTTTGATAATTTGAAGAGTCATGTTTCAGATTGCATGATGAAATTAATGGAAACGAAGATTGTTAGGACTGATCTACTCAATTATAAATTATATGATGATTTAGATTGCACTGAAAATATGGAAGAATATTTAAGAAATAATGACATCAAATTCTATCTACCTCTTTCTTTAGAGGAAGGAAGCTTTTTGATATGGAAAAATGAACTTAAGAAAAGGATTGGTTGATTATGGCTTGCATAAGAACTAGGGTAACAAAGAAAAACGATGAAAGATATCACGTAATGATCAGAAAAAAAGGAATAGAAATATGTAAATCATTTTCAAATAAAGAAGATGCTGAACTTTACACAAAATGGAAAGAAAATCTCATAGATCTAATGGATAATTTCGAGGTTAAAATCTCTCAAACTCTAACGTTAGAGGCTTTATTCGATATGAAGTTAGAAAGTATAGATAAGAAGAATAAGAGAACATTGGACGATATTTCTAATGTTAAGCGAATAACTCTTGAAAATTTTCCTAATAAAATATTCGTTTCGGATATATCCTTTGAAGATTGGAAGAATCACGCTATGTCATTATATGATAGAGATGTTTATGTGGGCGCAAAATCAGGAAGAAACATAAGGAAAATAAGCCTTGAAACTTTAAGAAAGCATTTTGCATATTGTAGTGCTTCATTTTCACATGCAATGTCATTGGGAATTGAACTTGATAATCATCCGTTGAGAGTAATACAAACTTTCATACGACCTCTTCAAGAAGCTAAATCAATAAGTAAGGAATGAATATGGACAGAATAGACCAGCTCTCGGAAAATCTCAGCACTCAAACTAGAATAGTAAAACTATTATCTGAGTTGCTATGCAATCACATAGGACAATGCAAGCAGTGTGAATGCAATTGCAATGAACAGGAAGAAGATGCTAGTGAAGATGAACAAGATGACTGTAATATGCGATTCATTAATTTACCAGCAGATATAGCCGATTGGATTGATGATAATCATGATGATGCTATAAAATTCTTTCGGCACTTAATGACACTTTCCGAATGCTGGAAAAAATGAATCCCCTCTGCAACGAATGTCAGACAAAACTCAAATATAATGAACGCTATGACTCTGATTATTGTGAGAATTGTAATATGTGGCTGGATAAAAGATGCACTGATGCTGAATGTTTTTATTGTAGAGATAGGCCAGAAAATCCTAGCGGAAGTGCGTCTTCTGCATTCCACGAAAAGGGTCTCTAGCCATTTCATGAGTATCGACATTGTAGATCTGGTTTGAACCCTGATTCTCTCTTTTATATGGATCGTAAGTAGAGACTTTATGAGTGGCTATTGCATAACGAAGAGCGTCAACTGCGTGGTCATTCTTCTTTAAAGGCTCATCCCATCCCTTCTCTGCTGCTTTGCTATCCCATACATAGCTTTCTACCTCTCTAATCGTATTCGTGCATTCTGAGCATATTGAGAGAGTTCCTCGCTTCATCTCTGTCGTCATCATGGTAATGCCATCAAGTACTTCATTGTTTGCATCTACAGGGTGAAGTCCCCTACGCCTTAACTCTGTCTTAAATGCGGCGGCACTTGGGTCTATGTAAAGCTGTTTTACATTATAGTCTTGCAAGAACACTTGAACATCATCAGCAAATTCACTATTAGTCTTTTGCCTTTCACGCTTAGCCGGGTCCCAATAATATTCTTTCTCTACCCATAGCTTTTTAGATGTTTGAGTATAGCAACCAGTAGATACACCGATAAGCAAACATGCAAAAGGATTAACGGCACCATAATCGATCGCTGCAATCCAATATTCAGCGGCAGCTGGAGGCTTAGGCACAACATGAATCTTAGGGTCGAAGAAGTCAAAGATAGAGCCCTCTGCTAGACACCATAAACCGAGATAGTTTCTCTTGTAGAATATCCCACTAAGAGAATTCTTTAGACGATCTTTGTATGATTGCTCAAGATATGGATTGTCTTCAAGAGTGAAGTGCAATGAATAATAGTCCTTATTCCCCTCTTCCGCCATATCAATCCACTTCTTAATCTTATGGTTTGGATGGGATGGGTTCATGGCAGCGAATCCTTGTGACCAAGGCTCAGATAGACGAGTGTCAATCATGTCTACAATAGATTCAGGATAAAGAGTCATCTCATCGCAATAGCATAACGACATCGTTAGCCCCTGGAAGTTACCAATAGCTCCTTCATCCTTGGCACCAAGCACGCTTATGACTTTGTCTTTGTAAAGTAGTTTTTTTCCTGACCATGTACAGAATGGCCTAAAGATAGCTAGCTCTGTTGATTCCATAAGTAATCGAACCACATTCCGATAGGCCGTATCGAACGTATGTCCAACTATGTAAATCTTGGAATCGGGGCACCTATCCACTTTGTGCATAAATGCAAAGGTAGTTCCAACAGTTTTACCCGTTCTAACGCTACCATGAGCGAGATTCCATTTAGCTTTTGAATTGATGATGAATTCGAATTGTTTTGGAGAGAGGGGCTCTTTCATTCTGTGGCATCAGTCTCTTTCTGAGATTGCAGATAGTCAACCATGTCCATAGTCTTGTCTAGAGTCTGTTGTTGTTCTTGTGTGACTACATGCAACTTATCTTCATTGCGCTGGCCAAGACGATTCTTTCCAAGCCAGATTAGCATATTGTTATCGCCTGTTTCAGTAAGGCCTAATGCTCTTTCGAACTGCTTAGCCCTTAGGCAAGCGTCACCATCTGCTCTTTTTTGTTGCATATAAGCTGTAAAACCCATGGCATACTTTTCTTCCACACGTCTATAAAAAGTATCAGGATGCATTGCGAACGTAGCTGCTAATTCAGTACCTAAACAACCAGCTTTTAACAAATAGTCAACTTTATCCCAATCGATAGGAATTTCAGGTCTAGACATAATGACTCTCTTTTTTTCATAAATTATACAATTACAGCATGTTAGGTCAAGCTTTATTTTTTCTCACATTTATATTGCAATATAATGACTGCATTTGTTATATTGATATTATCAAAGCAAGTACAGCGATTAACGCGGACACTCTTGAAGACCGTAGCTAAAGTGGGAAAGCTTGGTAAGGAATCAAAACACAAAAAAGAATAGGTGATAAGATGAGCAAGCATTTAGAAATACTAGAGAAAGTAAGAGAAAACCTAATGAATGACATAGCATTTGCAATCGACGAGCTAGACGTTACGATAGAGGATTACACGATAAGACAAGCTAAAGCTAAAACATTAACTGAAAAGCTAGCCTTGATGGAGAGTGTGAAGTTTATGAGAGAGAAAAGAAGTGTATTACGCCATACTCTATTCGGTATGGAAGATCTTGTTAACGATTACATAGATAAAAAAATAGCTGAATATCATGAAGGGAAAATTCCAGATAGGGAAACTGTGTGTGTCTAATAGGGGGAGTAATCCCCTTTTGTCTCACAAAATGAAGTGAGGCTCTTTACAAAAAAACAAAGTGTTTTTGCGGTGGACAAACCGCACTTTTACAGAGGAGAAACGAAAATGGCGTTATTTATGTGTGACGGTTGCGAATCTTACCATGATTCCCACGAATCAGGCTATAACAACGACATGATAGGCGACGATTACACAAAATGGATAGCCTATTGCGACGGTTGTTACATAAATTTACCAATAGTGGAAGAGCAAGAGGATTGATACTTTACCCCCCCCAAAGTGTCATTTTACAGAGAGAGAAAAAAAATACTTAACAAAAAAAAAGAAGGCGAAAATCATGCGATACAATGAATCTTATGGAACAAATACAGAGCGGACAAGTACAAGGATTGACTAAGATCTACTCAATGGTAAATGAATTTATCGAATCTAACAAGGAAGTATCTGATGAGGAATAGGGCTAAATGCAAGTTATGTGGCGAGATTCTAGAGAGTTTCGCCCTTCTTGATTTTGTATCTTGTAAATGTGGGGAGATAGCCATTAATGGAGGAGATATGAAATATGAAACATATGCTAAGGACTATAGCAATTTCCTTAGAGTAGATGATGAAGGAAACGAAATAATCGTAGAACTTAAAGAGAATGGCAAGGAGAGGGTTAAACTAGATGATACAAGTAAACCCACAAGGGAAGATCTAATCTCTATCTTAGATGAAATGATTGCTTCGTATGAGAAACTTCCGCCTGCAGCTGGACTTACCTATGTATCACAGAATGATTTGCATGCTACTCTATTGCTAATAGCTCAGATATTCAAAGCACAACCAGATTGATTCTTACTCGGATATCTGTAGGATCTGAACCAAAATCTTTGAGCGTTCTAGCTATGCAGTCTTTAATGATTGGATCATCTTGGCTAATGTTATATTCATCATAGAGAAGGAACTTCGCCTTTAGTGTCTTCTCCTCATCCTTAATGGTAACAGTAAGTTCGCTTGCTGTTTCTTTGGCTGGATGAACAGGAGCATGATAAGTTGACTCTAATAAAGTGTGTGTTTCTTCAATAGGATCAATATTCATGAGCCTTCCTAGCTCTTTTCTTTAGATCAACTGCCGCTGACTTAGCTTCTTTCTTCTCTACTAGTTCGTGCTTCTTCTTTGCTCCCTTCTCATGCTTTGCTTCTTTTTCATAATGCTTAGCATCTTTCGCGAGAGCTTTCGAAGCTTTTTCCATTATTTTTTTATGCATATATTCCCTATAAAAAGGGGCTATCAGTTGAATATTCAAACCGGAAAGTGAAAAATATTCAGCGACGCCCCAAATAATTAAAAGTTTCTTACTAAATGTACGCTAGCATCATGATTTTTAGCATGTGTTCGCCCTACATGATAAGTGTATTGCACTCCGGCATATACCTTATCGGCAATAGGATATTTTGCGCCTACAATCAATTGATATGCTAAGCGATCATCTTCTTTTTTCTCAGATGTTGCATTAGCTGATTTTACTTTGATCTTCTCAACATTATGAGCATAACCAACTCCAAATCCTACATATGGAACTACATTATAAGTACTGAGTTGATTTACATCATATAGCACATTAGCCAGCATTGCCCATGAATGCATACTTCTAGATGTCTCACTTGCTATCTCTGCATTTGATTCAACATATTTTTTAGAATATTCGTTGTTTCTGAAAGCAAAATCTGCTTCAACTCTTACTCCTGAATCAAATAAATATCCATAGACAGCACCTAAGCGATAACCCACTTTTGGCGAATCAGAATCTTTTGTTTGATGAAGGTAAGTTGTCCCGAAATTTCCACCAACATATTGTTCAGCGAAAAGAGACAAAGGGGCCAAAAATAAAATTGCTGATAAAAATAAATTTTTCATATTTCTCCATAAGTTAAAAATTTTTGTTAGAACGAACAACCCTGAACCTTCTAATCAAAAACTTTCATCATCATAGACCACAATTTTTTTGTGTCCAGATGAAAGATATCCCCAGCCCCAAAAAAAAACCAAGAAAAAAGATCGCAAAATAAACTGACTCTTCCATAAAACCTATATTTTCGGGATTGATAAAGTGGGAGTTGCCTCCGCATTTGTCTTCAATTCCTCATCCACAACATCTTCAGCTTTTCCAGCCGTAGATATGTTCTGGAAGCTTATTGTACATCCACTTGATAATATCACAATCCACAATATTACCAAAGCAAATAACAATAATTTATTCATACACATGTATCTCAGTCTTAGCGGTTTTAAGTATCCTCATTAACTCATCAATGTAGTTCTCACGATCAAGCATTGAAAGCCATCCGGGCGTCTTTTTATTTACATCTTTGTCAAAGATTTTTTTATTTCTATTTTCTTTGAACATCTTCCATTTTCTATCCATGCTCTCTAAAATCTTTGCATCGCGACTATTGATCATATGGCACCTGTTTAATGATTTCTATTTTCAATGCGTATTCTCGCACCTTCCCTTTTGCCTGGTGAAACTCCCATGTTAAACCATGCTTCTTATCATCAGCTCTACCAGCTTGCAACCCAGGTATCATTAAATCGGCAATACAATCTTTCGGCCATTTCATCGCGCTTGGTAAATTATCCTCTTCATCGAGCATTCTTGGAGCTATACGAGTTAGCTTCACTAAACATGGCGGCTTTGATTGAATCTGATTTCTCAAAGATAAAGTTATTGCTCTTTTTACCTTTTCTTTTCTCAAAGATTTAGTGCGCCAATGTTCGTTCTTATTGCCCTCACTCTCTATTCTCAATGGTATTATGTATAGCTCTCTCGATTCCATGAAATGTCTTTACCATATAATATTTTTTTGGTATATATAAATTGACCTACTATTCATGTTTATTTTCCTTAAGGGAGGTCCCGAGCCTCCCTTTTTCTTGCGCAAATATTCCCAATCAGATATCACTTATATTGTCATATCGCATGACTCCTTTTGTTAAGGTTGAGGATGAATGACGGGTCCTAAAAAGCTCGTCATTCTTTTTTTATTCCTCAAAAACACCCATTGGCTGTTCTAAATATTCTCTCCAAAGCTCAATCATCGCAGGCAAATCCTCGCTCATTGAACCTGATATGAAGAGCTGATATAAATTCCAATGCAAAATATTCCAAGCAGTCACCATTTGCGCTCCATTTTCAATCTCAGCAAAGTCAGGCCCGAAAGCCCAACATGCAAAGCTGATGATTTCTTCAGGAGGCAAATAATTCTCTAAAAGTCTAAATGCGTCCATTAGAAAGGAATCTCCTCGTCAGAATAATTTTTGGTCTGAGGAGCTTGAGGCTTGCAATTCTTTTCCATGTATTCAATCACAGCATCCAAAATCGTTTTCTGGAACTTATCGTTCATTGCACGATCCTCATATCCAAGATACGCAAAATATTTCTTCTTCCCTTCAACTTCATATTGCCGAGATGGAAGATTAATCCACTTCTTATCCCCTGACTCAAAATAAGTGCATTCCCTAATGACAAGGCCACCCCATTTAACCATTTTGACATTGAATTTTGCTATCAACGCATTCTTGTTAACCAGCTCAAACTTAAGTATTTCAATCATAAATCCTCTTTCTTCAATTTTTCTAAATATTTCACTAAGCTCGTCAATAATTCTACTGTGAGAGTCATCATACCTACTACGTAATGAACTCTGCAAATGATTGCCCATCCAAAAATAAAATTTATTGCACATAAAAATATCAACACAAAATCTTTCACCCTAAATTCCTTCTTTAAATGCCCATCATTGATTTATTTCACTATCAGCCATGGTTTAGATAGCTCTTAACGTAAAAAAGGGTAAGGACGAGGCTTCTTCGTCAAATAGATTATTTTTCTATTTTGGCTCACGTCCAACGAAACAGATCGCTGTCCCCTAAATTCCAAATTCTCTCAACATATTTTCAAATTGATCTTTAAATCCGTATTCCTTGAATCTAACCGATTTGTGATGCATGTTTCTTTGAAATGCAATACCTTCATCATTAATAAAACATTCCGCACCATTGTATTTTTCACCATGCTTGAATTTAGAAGAAACAAATTCCTTGTTCGATTGCTTGGGATTCGATGTATTGGGTTTATAATTCTTGAGAAATGTTCTGAATGCCGCTTCGTAGTCCTTGTATCCTTTTGGTCTGCTATTGGTGCAATAATCATTGATGGATTGGATTATCTCATCGACTTTTTGCTTGGTATGAGTCGTGCATAATGCTTCATATTGATCTTGAGAAAATTTAACGAACGAGCCAAATTCCTTTATATTTATATCTTTCTTATTCTCTTTATTTATTACTAGTGGTGGGTTTTCCGAAGTCGCTTTTACCGTAAACGGGTTTTCCGTTTGCGGTTTTTCCTCTTTTTTTATGTTAATTGGTATTTCATAAAGAAGATATTCTCCACTGTCAAATTGACCTTTTTCATTTTTATTTTGTAGTCTTTGACAATATCCAAACTTCATGAGTTCTTTAAATGCTGAATTTAAGGCATCCCTTCCCTCTTTCAAAACAGTCTGCATCTGTGAAATATGAAATTCCCAACCGTCAGGCATTGACATGCAATAAGCGAGGAGTCCTTTAGCTTTCAAAGATAGGTTTTGATCATGAAGAAAAGTCTTATTCAACATGACATAAGGATGATCTTTATCTTTGGAGGTTCTATAAATCATAATATTCCCTCGATATTTTAAAAAACTTAGATTCAGCTAGATAGTGGAATTCTGAATGACAATTTGCGCAAATCTCAACGATCTGCTTACCACCTTCTCTTTTTGGTATAGGATAATGATGTTCATGTAAAATAGGAGTCGAATATCCACACCAAGAACATGACGAACCGGTTATTTCAGATATTTGATAATGAGCAGTCTGACGTTTTCTATTAAGTAAACACTCAATTTCATAAATATTATGTGATTCACATGTCTCTATGATTTTGTGAGACAAAAGTATTTCAATCGAAGAATAGACTGAATTTTTTGAAAGTTTTGTCCTTCTCGTTATGTAATGATATCCAATGAAGTCTTTTCTCTGGCAGTAGGCGAAAGTCATCATAACTTTTAATGTACAAGAATCGAGTACTGGCATCCATTTGTCGAATAGATCATTATGGATTGGTGTCGAAGGTAAATTGTAAGTATCTGATTCTAAATGAGACATGTTCCTCCCAAGGTTTATGTTGAATAAAACCTTGGAAAAACATAAAATGAAAGTATTCACACTTTGTTTTTGTTTTCCTAGGGAAGGCCAGTTCAACAGACTGGCCTTTTCGATTTCTATAGACTAATCTCAAGATTGATATTTTCCTACACAATTTTAAAATTGATTCCTAAGTATCTAGTAATCACCCTATTGTGAGAAATTTGACAAGTTAGCCAGTTTACTGTATTTTACAAATCTATCTAAGAATTCTTAAAAACTTTTCTTCGAATAATATCACCCATATTCAGACCCTCTTTAAGAGCCATTTCCATCAACTTCGAATATTCCTCATCAGTCAATAGAAGCTTAAGCCTCTTGTCTCTTCTCTTCTTAGCAGCCTTCATGATCTCTGTTTTAATTGTCATCCTCTTAACTCCTTAAGTGTCACTTGTCCGCCAGTAAGTAATTCTATCTTTGTAGACAGCTCGAACCCGGGCCTCTTTATTCCAGACTTAAGCTGACGCATGTAGGCATAATGGATACCAAGCGCTTGTGCCATGTCTTTCATCTTTACATCATTATGAAATAAGTATTCTCTAAGACTCATGTTACCTCCTTATTCGTTATGCGATCATCCTACTACATTAGGTATTTTCATTCAATTGTAATCTTTCGCTTGCATTAAATCTGTAGAATGTGTTATATTTTGGATATCAAAGCGAGACTCCCTGTCGACTAGGCCACCAAACCTAGCAGGTAGAGCGGTGGAGATAACAAAACAAAATATAGGTGATCAAATGAATGATTTACAAGAACTGATAGACACAGCCAATAGACTTTGCAATACGCTTAGTGTGATGGCCGAGAACGAGCGTAAGTTCGGATTCGATCTGTGTCATCGAATAGAGTTGCTAAGCTACGACATGTATAAATCTGCAAATGAACTACGTGAAATATCAAATTACGTGGTGGGAGAAACATTATGAATGACCTAACCGATTGGGACAAATACAAAGACTACATGGATGATATCCGTGACAAGGCTTTAGAAAAGCTAGACAAGCTTGAGAGAGCTGCCATCTTTGAAGATATCAAGGAATTTATCTTTGAATACCAAAGAAAATGTGAAAAAGAATATGCCGAATCTTATTTTGACTAAGGAGAAATTATGAATCAGAGCGAACATATCAATGAATTATCTACAGCACTATCAAAATGCCAGGGAGAAATTACCCCTGCTATCAAGGATTCAAAAAACCCTTTCTTTAAATCTTCGTATGCAGATTTAAATTCAGTTTGGTCAGTTTGTAGGGAACCATTAAGCAAGCATGGTCTTGCAGTTATCCAAACAATGGACAAAGACGAATCAGGAGCACTTGTTCTTGTGACTACACTTGCCCATAGCTCAGGTCAGTGGATTCGATCAAGAAGCCCTATTCCTTTGCTTAAGCAAGACCCTCAATCTATGGGAAGCAGTTTGACCTATATGAGGCGTTATTCTTTATCTGCGATCGTTGGTGTAAGTACAGATGCCGATGACGACGGGGAAGCCGCCATGAATCGAAATGGTAAAGAAGATAAGAAACTAAAGGAAAAGAAAGAAGAATCCCCTGTTATCGATGAAGCTAAAAGAAAAGAGTTAAATAAGCTTGCAGATCAATGTGATCCGAGCTATCTATCTAAAGTCCAAAAACACCTTGAGAACTTAGGTATGAATGGGTTCGATGGTATCCGAGATGATATCTATCTGCAAGTCATCACTGGAATGAAAAAGAACGCAGAGTTATTTCAAAAGGAATAGACATGTTTAAAACATATTTTATGGATAGGCACGATGAAGATTATAGAACTAACACAGGGCACTTCGGAATGGCACCAGTTTCGAGCAAAACACTTGGGAGCATCAGACGCAGCAGTTATACTTGGACTCTCTCCTTGGAGGAAACCAAAGCAATTATGGGAAGAAAAAGTCCTAGGCTGGGAACAACCAGTGAATGCCCACATGAAGAGGGGTCAGGACATGGAACTACAAGCTCGTGAAGCTTACCAAGTAGAAAAAGGTATCCTAGTAAATCCAATGGTTGGGGAGCATGATCTGTTCCCCTTCCTTTCTGCTTCTTTCGATGGTTTAAGTGTAGACTTAAAAATTGGCGTGGAGATAAAGTGCGGGAGAGCTAGTCACAAACTTGCACAGGAAGGAACTCTACCTTCTTACTACTATGCTCAGCTTCAACACCAAATGTACATAGCAGATCTACAAGAGATAGACTACTATTCCTTTGATGGTCAACGAGGTATTCTTTTTACGGTTGCCTTTGACAGTGAATTTGTTACGCAAATGGTTGATAAAGAATTAGCTTTTTGGGATAGTATGGTAAATTTAACACCACCGGAGAATTGATTATGATACAGTTAGAACTTTTTCCTACAGTAGATGAAAAATCCTTAGAAGAACAGATTGCTGAAGTGCGCTATGAAGTCAAGCGTGATATGGATAAGCTTAGAAAGGCTCTATTTAGCCAACAGGCTGAAATGAAGAAGATGTATCAAGAAGTGGCCCATGCTCAGCAAATGCTAAATCTCAATATCTGTAAAGGAAGAGTGGTGGTATGAGATATATCCTAACTCTAATGGCTTTGACATGCTTTAAATTGAGTGCATGTGAAAATTGTGACTTTATACGTCAAGATCTCAGACATGAAATCAACTTTCTATCGTCTGAGATTTCTAGGAGAGAACTAGATGACTGCTCTTATACCGATCAGAAATACATGATTCAGCGTCTCAATTTCTTTCTCGAATTCCAAGATCGCTATTTCAACTAGTTCACTATTCCATATAGCTTGAATGTTCCTGAAAATGTTCCAGCTCCTGGGAAAATTTGAAGAGCGTTAACGGCTGCTGTATTTGTCAATTGTCCGCTGAAATCAGTGTTTCTAACTGTTCCTGCCTGATTAGAAAAAGTAGCACCAGTGATAGTTTGATTTAGAATACTAGATGACAAACCATAAAGATAAAATTTTCCATTAGCAGGAATAATTGTACCATCGGTCTGAGCGCCTTCAAGTAAAAACGCAGTACCGGATGCAATGGCATATACACCACTTGCTCCATTTGAATTTGAACCCCACCCTCCTATAGCATATGAAGCACTAGAAATGTAGGAGGAACCTCCATTTATTGAATACTGCATATTTATGGAACCATCTCCACCAGCAAGAGTAACATCATAATATGTTAAATAATAAACATCATATGTTGAACTGATTCCTGTTGTGAAAGTTAATCCAGAACTACCAGAAGCAGTCTGAGACTGAATCAAGACTAAATCACCAGATGAAGGATTAGAATTAGCTCCTTGAAGGCTTAAATATTCAGTAATAACAATTGCACCTGCTGCACCTGCTGCACCTGCAACATTACCAGTTGCACTGGCCGTACCTCCGCTTCCACCGCCCCCATACATCTGACCAGTATATCCGCTAACACTTCCGACTGCAGTTGCTTGCGACGCACCGCCTGCACCAAAAAAAGAACTTCCTCCAGCAGCAGTTAGAAATGCGCTACCATCCGCGTTATTTATATAACTTCCATCCTCTCCATGACCGCCTGAAAAAGTAAAATCTCCAGTTCCTGGAATTCCGCCTGCTCCCCCAGTTACAACAGAACCTCCATCATTTCCAGATCCTCCTGTTCCTCCTTTAGCAATGCAAATAGTACCAACAGAAGTATCTCCCCCATTTCCACCTGCATTATTTCCAGAAGTTCCAGCAGTTCCAGCAGCTCCAATTATAACAGTTTGGCTAACACCGATTGAAGAAGCAGTTGATGTTTTTCGAGAATAGCCACCAGCCCCGCCTCCGCCCCCATTGGTTGAAAACGCTCCGCCCTGAGTTACTGAACCGCCTCCACCACCTCCACCACCAACAGCTTCAATGATGCAATATTTCATTCCAGCAATTGGGATATAATTGCCACTAGCCGTGAATACTTGAGTATTGACTGCAAAAGAACCATTAGATATTGCAGGAATTGGTCCAGGTCTTGGAGTGGTGAGATTTATTGTGATCCAGAATAAATCGATATTCATTACTGGCCTTGTGCCAGCAATGCTTTTTGATTGGAAAAATGGTGTGATTGCTGCCGTTGGAATATTGGTGGTAATAGTACCAGCAATTACATTATCTATGTAGAATGAAACGTTTGTTCCGACTGAATTTATTACGATTGTGAATGTCGTAAAATTTGTAGTTGCTGCTACTGATGTATTTACTGTCGTCGTAACACTTGAATTAGTACATTTTATTTGCCAATTTCCGCCATTTACTGTATCGGTATAAGTGAAGTAACAAGCATTTACATACGATCTTGAAAAATTAAAAGCAGTTAAGGTATCGCATAAACCAATATCAAAATTAAATGTATTTCCAGCCCCAGATAAAGAGGTCATTTGAGCTATCCATGATATCGATATTTGACCGCCGCCGGCTTGTATTGGACCATTTAAATTAGTACTGCTCGGAGAAATTGTGCTCATCCAAATTATATCAGAACTACCAGCATTTGGACCCCATGAAATAATTCCAGGATTAGCAGATGTCCCATCGGTTTGAGAAAAATTTCCCTGCCATTGTAATTTTGAATTAAATGTGTTATTACCGGTACTTGACCCAGAAAGGAAATCATCAAATTCCTGAAGCACAGCATTAGGTTGGAATCCAGGAGCTGCTGCACTTAGGTCAATTTGTCCAGGGCCAGTTGTGATGCCAATGGAACCATCCAAAGAAGTTAAATTTCCTAGCCTGACATGTCCGCCATTATTAGCTCTATCTGAAGCAGTGGCACCAATCCAGAGTTGACCATCGGTAGTCATTGCTCCGCCTCGATGAGTTCCATCAAAACTAATGTTATCAGTATAAGATATTGACTGATCGCCTGTTATGCTCGAATTACCACTCATTAGAAGACTCTCCTATATTCTAGCATTGCATTCCAGTTTATCGTTAAACCAGCTATACCTTCAACCTCAATTACGACATTATTTCCAGATTCACCAACGATAATATCTGATGCCGCTAATATGGGATCTTCAAAATCATCATGGAAATCGGCTCCAAGTTCTGTAGCTGTTATCCCATCTGTACGGTATCCTCCAGAAAAAGAATAGGCTCCTGAAGCTGGAGTAGATGCATTAAAAGATTGGACATTACCATAAACAAAATAAGTTCCAGGAGTGGCTCCCAGAGAAAACGAAATGAGTATTGTAGGAGTTGCATCTGTTGTAGTAATTGTAGCAGTCGTTCGATTGGTAAGAAGCACATCGGCTTCATTCTGAGAACCTGTTCCTATAATTCCGCCAGCAGTTGTTATCCCATTATCATTATTAGCAATGGTATCAAAACCATTAAGTACAATGATATTTGCAATCGGAACGGCTGTTCCATTTTGGGTAACTATTTCATTGATAGGTGATCCACCGCCACCACCACCACCACCGCTAATTGTTCCTGCTTGGCTCATGGTACTCCTAGTTCTGTATTCTATATTGAGTCACAAGATAGACAAGACCTGCACCGGCTGCTCCTGTTCCACTTTTTATGAAAATTTGAGTGCCTTGAGGCATTGAAACATGCTCTCTATTGCCCTCATCTTCATCATAAAGCCAGAAAGAACCAGCTGGACAAACATCTACGTCGGTTGTTCCATTAATTGAAACAGTGACCAAAACAGTAGAATTGTTGACCATCTTTAAAATGTAAGAGGGATGAGCTAATGGAGATCCTAAAGGAACATACCCGCCTCCACTAAATGGAGCAGTTGCAGTATCTACGCTTCTTAAGGTTTCCCAAGCAAGTATTGTTGTATACATGGAACTTCCCTATTCAGGTTTAATGTCAGGCTCAATTTTAACTTCTTCTTTTGCTTTCTCAGCTTCTTCTTTAGCTTTGACTTGATCTTCAAAAATGCCAATCTGCTTTTGAAACTGAAAGAGACACTCCTTTATATCTGATAAAGGAGCATCCATGTCGCATGATAGTTGATATATTCTTGAGTTGAACAGTATTTGCAATCCAGTAATATTCTTAATCATCTAATCCTCAGTGTGTTATTCTAGTCCATTACCCAGTAGGTGAATGTGATGTTAGCAGTTGTTGTTGTGGCTCCTGCATCACTATTAGTTACAGTAATCGCCACGCTTCCGGCTGCTGGTACCACTGATTGAATCATTGGAGCAGATCCGGCAGTTGCACCATACATAGTCACCATCACAGTTGTTGATGCGCCTGTGATTGTACTATTGGTGATAGTAAACGTTTGTTGTGCTGCACCTGCAATAGATACACCAGAAAAGATTACTTGTCCAAATCTATTATTAGAAGTTTGAGGAGTTGCACCAGCTGTCACTCTTGTTGGGGTAACTTTGATACCACCGACGTTAGAAATAAAGTCTGGTACAGTCACTCCGCTTGAAGTTACAGATACACCAGCTCCAGTTCCAGCAGATGTGTTAACGGTTAAGCCAACCGCTGAACCAGAAGCTAATGTATTAGTCTGAGGACCATTCACGTGAATCAATGAAGTTACTTGGCCAAGCGTAATAACGTGAACGGCAGCACCTGTTCCGATATTTACAGCACCGGCACGAGTCGCGCCTGCTGCTAAGATATTAACAGTTTGAGTTCCAGCGCTTCCTGCACCATTCATGATATTAAGTGTGGTATTAGCAGCAGGAGTTACACCGTTAAGAATGTTAACAACGTTTGGTCCGGCATTAGATGTACCGCTTAGGATGGTGACGCTTTGACCAGTTGCGTTAGTAGCTTGACCAATAGTGATCGGACCTGTCATTACTGTTCCACCAACGGTAACAGTTCCAGTTGTCATCGCATTACCAATTGCTACTGAACCAGCAGTCTGAGTATTACCAATTGCTATAACGTTAGCACCAGTTCCACCAATGTTAATACCGTTAACGACAGCAGCTCCTGTACCAATATTGGTATTTCTTGTAATTGCTCCAGTTCCAGTATTCAAATTCAATGTAGAAGTTCCGGCTGTTGCAACACCTGTTAAAATACTTACAGTTGAGCTAGCACCAGATGCACCTGTAGCTATTGAGACAGTTTGGGCACCTACATTTATACCATCTGAGATTGAAACTGTTTGACCCGCTGTGGATTTGCCAAGAGTAATTTGGCCAATCATTGGCGTTCCACCAATTGAAACTGTTCCACCAACCATCGCATTACCGATAGCTAAAGATCCTGCAGTTTGAGTATTGGCAATGGTTATGATATTAGCAGCAGTTCCACCGATTGCTATTGTCTTAACTCCAGTTGCACCTGTACCAAGGTTGATCGCTAAAGCATTTGTACCTGTACCGATATTAGCTACTTGAGTTCCACCTGATGCGTTTGCTGAAAATAAATTGAAAGTCTGTGTTCCGGCTGTTGAGATGCCGCCAAGAATGCTTACAGTGCTATTAGCTGCATTTGCACCACTTGCTATGCTTACTGTTTGAGTACCTACGTTGATACCACCTTGGATCACAATATCGTTAGCAGCAGTGCTTGAAACGATTGTAGTTTGTCCAGTTTGAGCAGCTGTTCCAATAGCGAAGGTTGCAGCGGCGGTCAAAGTAGAGAAACTTCCTGTTAAAGCTGTGTTTCCAGTCGCATTACCAATAGCTAATGTTCCAGTTCCACCAGTATTAATAGTTGTATTTCCAGCACCTGTAGCGTTGATAAGGACTGTACCATTTAAAGTTGTAATACCACTTGGAATAGTAACTCCACCATTGAAAGTTGCCAATCCTGTAAATGTGGATGCTCCTGTAAATGCTGAGGTCCCATTAACTAAAAGATTAGTTCCGGCTGTTAGAGTTGTGGTAGAAGCAATTGTGCCAGGAGCGGTAAATGTATTTGGAATAGAGAAAGTGATTGTATTTCCAGCGCCTACAATGGCAATTTGTGAGCCAGTTCCCGTTAAATTGATATTTCCAGCAACAGGACTAATCGGCCCACCACCACCACTTGCTGTGAGTGTATTCAAAGGTCCAGCTGCCCCGCCGAGTGCATCCCAAGTAGCAGATAGAACTCCACCGATAGAACTTAGACCAACTAGAACATATTCAGCAGATCCTAGGACAATCCATCGCTTCCCTATGGGCCATTGTACATCGTTAGTATTTGGTATTCTGTCGCTTATGACTGGTACCTCCACATTTTCTGGATGTGTTCCGAATGCTACTGCATATAAATTTGCGCCAGGAGGGAATGTCATAAAGACTCCTAATTTTTGGTTAAACTTTAATGTAAGTTATTGAACGATAAAATAATACGAAAATATTTTCACAACCTATTAAATCTTTAACACTTATGGAAAAATCTTTCAAAATATGATAATTGTTGTATAGAATGTTATATTGTTATATAATGGGTTTATGAGGGAAATATGAATGATAAAATGATAGCTGTTAGAATATCTGAGACACTATACAAGAA